TCTTGAAGTTTAGGTATCTGAACTGGCGCAGATACATGGTTTGCTATAGCAACCAGCGTTGCTCTGACGCGATTGATGTGTGATGACTTACAATCACCAAGGCTAGTGCGAACAAATTTATTCCATGCATCTGCATTAATCTCCGATATCGGTGTTGATTTAAAATAACCGACCAGTGTTTTAATATTATACCAGTCGGTCATGCTTTTGTTGTTGAACCAAAGGTCTGCTGCTTCTGGCAATGGCATCAAAGTTACCTTGCCTTGCAGATCATTGATAGCGCGTTGCTCTATTATTCGGCAGACATCGTCGGCTTTGCCCTTTCGGGTTTGGCCGGTAGATTGTCTGACTTCGATTGACTTACCGGCAAACGATACGACACCACGGATGTGGTAGTATTTTCCACGTTTGTATGTGCGTAACATTGGGTCAGACTATCCTTTAGATTTTGCAACTGCCTGTCATCCATTGAACAGGCGTGACCAATACGCATAAACTCAAGCTTGTTATCTTTGATATGCTTCTTGAGAGTACGCGTATTGATGCCAAACATTTCACCTATTGAATCAAAATGGTATATCATCTGCAACAACTGCTTGTTGTGGTGCAGGTGATGGGGCAGGCGCAGCCCTACCATTTGATGATTGCTTGGCTTCGCGCTTGAGCGACAAGAACTTAACACCCTTGTCCGACTCAGAACGCCACGCAGCTATGCGCATGTCGCCATCCATCGGGCCAGAGTAAGCTGGTTGCTTGTTCTCATCTGTTGCATCTTCATTAAGATACAACACACCAGCACGCTGATAGACAACAAACACATCACGGCCTTGCTTGTCAGTGTCAGTGACAAGGGCTAGGCCTTTCTTGCCGTCACCATCCATGTCGATGCTGCCGGTAAGAACAAGGCGTTGCTGATCCATTGGGGGGAACACTGCCCCCCGATTGGTGTTATCGTATTCCAATTAGAATTCTCCTACGGCTACGTTATTGTTAGGCTTGATAGTTTGCACCGGACGCTTTGGTGCGACTGAAGCGGCATTGCCATCGTCATCTTCTGACGGCAAACCAAACGCAGCTTGTAAGCCATAGCGTTTGGCATAGGTAATGCCACTGCCCATCTTCTGCGGATCGGTTGGATCTTTAGATCTGATGGGGGTTCTGGATTCACGGCTCTCGCCGGATGGTGCATGCATCAGCACAGTGCGGATGAATGTCATGCCGGTTTCGCCATGGAATTCAAAGTCAACTTCTTGCGTGAAGCACAGCCCGAACTTGGTGGCCTGTGTTGCAGCTTCTATGACAGCTTCGAGCGTGGCATAGTTGCTTTTGAAGTGTGGGTTCTTGCCATCTTTCTTGGCAACAACGGACATTTTTTGGAACTCAAGCAGTGCTTCTGCTAGGTTCTTTGGCTGCTTGTCAGTCATCTGTACCTCCTGTGACTGTGATGCGGCATGCGCCGCGCTTGTCACGCTTGATGGCGAGGATGTCGCAATAGACTTCTCGCTCATCATCAGCGATCATTGAACGTAATTCTTTCTTGATCACATCATGCTTCTTGGCTTCCGGCATAGACATGCAGTAGTCGTAGGCTAGTGATGTGAACTGATTATCTTGGCTGGCATCTCTGATCTTGAGGCCATCGATCTTGATGGCAGACCAGTCAACACGAACAGCGTTAGTGTTAGCTGGCTCAGTGTCATCGGTAACGTGCTGCCAGAAGGCTGCAGTTAGATCTACGATCTCACTTAGATATGCAGAGGATCTTTCGATCTGCGCATGGTCATAGTCATTGCCAAAGATAACAGACAGATGCGCCCTGTTCATGTTTGACAGGTGCATATATAGCTGGATCTGTGGCATGTATGATTCAATCATGTCAGCCATGCGGCGGTTGCTGCTTGTGTGTTTGCATTCGAGCAGAGACTTTACGCCTTGCTCGTCAGTGACGATGGCATCAACAGTACCCTTGAATGGTACGCCCCGCAGAACTTGCGTGAACTCAGCTTGCTGTACTGTAGCGTCATGCCCTGTGTCACGGCAGAACCAGTCAATGTTGAACTGCTCTGTCTGCGTGCCAAGGTTGACCTTGAAGATGTGGCTTAGATCATCAGGCTGCTTGCGACCTGTCTTGACCAACCATAGGTCATGCCAGTCGCCGCGCATGATCGAGTACAGATCTGACCCGCCAATAAATCCCTGTCTATTCATAATACCTCCTGTATTTATACTGCATTATTGCACATCTATCTGCCATTTACAATGCATTTATGCAGTCTATCGCACAACAGCTTGCGTGTTCTGTAGATAGGTGACATATGCTTGTAGAATTCTGCAAAGCTAGGCCAGAACGTGGCAGTCTTGGTCACTTCTTTGAATGCATAGATAACAATGTCGGCTGGATATTCTGACAACTCAGCGGCCAATGCTTTGGTCTTGGTTGTCATCATCTTTGCCGTCAGTGTATTGGGCAGAACAATCAGCGTTGCAAGCATGGCAATCCGCTGCTCGATATTTGTGGTCGGCAGCGGAACCATGCTTGTCAACACTTGGTTATATGCTTGCTGCAATTTATCTGGGTCAGCGTCAGTGATCTTGAAGCCAACGGTATTGAAGTCTTGGTCGTGTATTTTTTCAACCGATGGAATCAAGGTACTCACTGAATCGATCACTCTGGTCGTGACCTCGATGGGGCTGGCTGCTTGCTCTAACCTTGCTAGTGCTTTGTCTTGTTGTGCCTCCCCTAATCCTGCGACACCAGCCACGATAGGCAAGGTCGAAGTCTTTGAAGGTGTTGCCCTTTGATCGATGGAAATCACAGAACTGACTTGCTTCATACTCATGATTAATGGCCTCCTGCCCATTGCGTGAGCGTGCATCATTGATGTCAGCAACAACTTTGGCAGATGGCTGCCAATCCTCTGGTACTTGCATCTTGCTTGCCCTCTTAGGTGTTTGATTGGTTCTTGATAGGTTACTGCCCCGCTCTGGGGCAACGGATGCCCCACTCTGGGGCAGTAGTATCCTATATCTGGTTGATGTGAACGGCTGATGGATGCGCTCGATGTGACCTAACTCGATGAGCAAGGCCAGCTTGCGTGACACTGTGCCTGTTCCCATGCCAGTTACTTTGGATAGCGTTTCGATACTAGGCCAACAGATGTTTTCGTCATTGGCATAGTCTGCCAACGTGACAAGCATCCACTTGGCAAGCGCATCTCTGATGTCAGCTTTCATAGCCGCAGCCATAGTCATAAACATTTATGACCTCGTTTCTTTAGTGCGAAAGAATCCGTCATGCTTTGGATGTAGATGCATGAAGTAACGTGCGTAATAAGCGCGATGATTATTGCTAAGCTTAAACTCACGCTCACATTTGGTTTCGATATCAGTGTGCCAACGGATACGCTCGAACACAGAATTGATTGAGTAGTTATTGTAACCACGATTGATTACATCAAAAGTAAACTGCTCAACCAAATCATAGACATGCGGATTTTCTTTGTGGAATTCCCACCATTTGTGCTTCAGACTATCAGACATAGATCCTCCTTGCCACTGCATAAATGCAGTAGATCATATAGTGTTGACAGGTTCAAGTGATTTAATGCATGATGTTTTTGTAGCTACTCTGACAGCTACGGAACCATGACATCTCCCTTGTCAAAAAGAGATCGGCTGGCTTTTTACCTCCTAGTAAGCCAGCCGATTATCTTTGTTGCGATAGGGTTTGTGATCTCAATACAGATAAAGTTCGGGCCACTCTTTTGCTTTAGCAAATAGATATCAGCAGGCTGCTCTTTATGTGTCTTGGTTAGAAAGCTGAATCCACGACCGGCTGACTGGTACTTGGATTCAGCTATTAAAACTCCGGCTTTGGTTTCGATGCGGATGTCTCCAGCAAACTCGCCGCCCAATTGTCCTGAGAGAGGCTGCCTTTTCGCTTTGGCCCCGCGTTCTTCGAGCCAGTTAACCCACCACTTTTCATGGTAGTTTCCTTTAGAGCGTTGAGATGTTGCCATCGTTGTTCCTCGTGACACGACAAACACACGGTAACTTTATTGCCATAGACAACGAACCATGCAGTAACATCACCACATGCTGCGCATTCACACGCGTTACCGATCTTGTCGTAAGTTGATTTCGATTTGCGCGCCAAGTGCATCCATCCAACAGATCAATAGGAAGTTACTTGGCACACGTTTGTATTGCTCCCACTTGTGAACAAGCGATGAAGCGCAGCCGATGCGATCAGCTAGTTCTTCTTGTGACCAGCCACGCTCATGGCGTAGAGACACTAAGCCTGTGACAAGCTGTTGCCAGTTGTCGCTAATCGCTTTGGGTTTGCTGTAATGCGTGAATTCTGATCGCATCCAGTACCTTTTTTGCAGTCGACAAACGCAAATCTTTTCCAGCAATAGTGCGGTAGTATGTGCTGGTTGGTACGCCAGACATTCTAAACGCTTGTAATAGCTGGATGTTTGCTGCTTTTGCTGCAGTCTCTAACTGTGTCATGTAACTTAACATGAGAGTAAGATAGTGCATTAATGCAGGCTTGCGCAAGTGGCTGATTGATGCAATACTGCATTAAGCTCTGATGACGATTGATATCTAATGCTGTAATAATGCAGTGGGAGGTATCATGGAATGGAAGACTACGAATCAAAGGCCATCCGTGTCTGGATGAGATCTGTTATGCAAACCAGAGAATGGTCAGCTAACAAATGGGCAACGATGGCCGGAACAAGCCCGACCAACATAACAAGATTTTTGAACGGTGGTAAGTTTGTTCCATCGTCCAAAACAATAGGCAAGTTAAGCTATATCGCAGGGTCAGGCCCTCAATTATCACAGAACGCAACATTGGATGCGGCTTCAAGAACGATCACGCTGAAGGATCATCTTGAAAAAGATGTAGGGCAGGTGACGGTGTATAATTTAACTGGTGATATAGTCGCGTATAGATTTGACAGAAGATCAAGAACGCATGGCGTTGACATTGGTGACATCGTTGTTATTCGGAAACAAAAGAAATTTGACACAGGTAATACTGTTCTGTTCATTGCTGATGAAGGTTTGGAAATGGGCAAAAAGCTTGAAGGTCAGAACGCTGTGTTCCAGATAATAAAGAACCGCACAGTCAGGCTTGCTGATGTGCGGGTCATTGGTAGGGTGGTTCAGATTGTTAAGAACCTAGACGATTAACTCATGCGCCATACACGATAGCCCTCTTTGAGTTTACGCATCGCATAGCTTATATTGCGATAGCGCATAGCATCTCGCAGCCTTAACGCTTCTATCTCTGTTACAAACAGCACGCTATCACCAGCTTCCATTTGCTCAACAAAATGAGATGGTCGAGGCGGTATAGGTATATGCTTTTCAATAAACATCATAC